CTATGATCCGCCTGGGACAGGAGCGGCGTCGGTCGGCACGGGTCTGGCTGCGTCGCTGCCGGCCTCGCTGGGGGTGGGGGCAGGAAAGAGGGCGAGGCGATCGGCTTCGATCCCTCGCACCCGGTCAGGACCAAGGCAATCAGCCCGACCGGCAGTGCTCGCAGCATAAGTGGTCACCTTGTCTTGCGCGGAAAGGATTTCGGGAAGCAGCCGGCCGAGTTCGGCATCGCGCGTGCCGTCCGCGGCTATGATGCGGTCGCGCGCATCCAATGCGGTCTGGGTAACCTTCTCATTTGCGGCGAGGATGACTGGCATCTGCTTCAACTGCCCATCGGCCAGCCCGCTCTGATAGCGTGCCTCGCCATAAGCGTTGATGAGCCGGTCCCCCAGATATGCAAAAAGCGCCGCGGCCAGAACGACCGCGGCGCTTATCATCAGCCTTCCGAACATGATTGCTCAACCCGTCATGCGATTGCCTGGCGCGTCACCAATCGCAACACGACATTAGCGACCGCGACCGCGCCCATGATAGCCGTAACCACGCTGTCCTGATCGATGTTGGCGGGCAGCAGCTTGAACGTTCCCAGCACGGCGAACAGGGTCGCAACCACGTTCACCCACACGGTACGGCTCTGCCACCAGTTTTTGGCGTCGGTCATGTCAGTCTCCTCGGGGTTGGCTCGGCCGGTCATCGGCCGGGCAGAACAGATCAGGCGATCACCTCAAGCCTGCGGTCGCCGCTCGCCCAGATCGCGTCGCGCACCGCGCGGGGCAGGATGATGCAGCCATGGCTGGCGGTGCCGGGATGCGCGATGCTGTCGCCATGGATGCGGAATTCGGATCGCCCGAAGGTTTCGTTATTCGAATCCGGAACCAGAACGAGGGTACAGGGGCCAGTGCTTGGGCTGTCCCGGCGGGCGATGACGGTCCAGAGTCCCTGCGGGATCGGGCCGACACCCACCGCCGCTTGCATCGCGGGATTGTTCTTGCCCCGCCCCGCGCCGCTGTAACCGCGCCAGCTCTTGCCCGCGCGCGTCAACAGCCCCGCGGACTGATCCCAGGTCCACATGATCGGTTCCTTCGATTTTTGAGACGGTCAGGCGGCCTTGCGTCGCGCTTTCACCCGGGCGACCACTTCGGCCGCCTTTTCGGGCGCGATCTCGATCGCGAGCAGCAGCGCGTCGAAGTTGCCCTTCACGTTGCGCAGCTCGTGGCGCAGCACCGAAAGCTTGGCATCGCATAATTGCCGCTCGGCGGCTTGCGCTTCCTCGAGCCGCTCGATCCGCGCCTGCAATTTCTCGACCAGCCCCATCGCAACCTCGTCGGTCTGGCGTCGCCGGCTCTTCCAATAATCGAGGATGGGGCGGATTCCGGCGCCGATTCCGCCGCCGCCCAGCGCCGCCCCGCACAAGGGCGCCCAGGCGGGAAATGTGTCGATCAGGGTCATGAATCCCCCAAAACCTGACCGCCCGATAGGGCGATCACTATCTTCCGATAAATGGATTTGCCCCGACGACCCACGCATTATGGAGGGCGAAGGAATCAACCATGAAGTTCGTGTCGCGTAGGAGTGAACCCGCGAGGGTTCCGGTGGCCCCGGCACGTGAAGGTGTCTCCGGCGTGCTGCGCGGTTGGGCTCAGTCCCTTTACGACCTGGCGCACGATCCGTCGCATTGCTCGCGCTGCGGCGTTTATCTGCCGGCGCGCGACCGTATCTGCCAACCGTGCGCGCGCGAGGCCGAGCGCTTCTCGGATTAGTCAGCGGCCACACGCGAGAAGGTTGGGAATAGCGGCAATGCTCAGCTGGTCCTGGTGACGCTGAGCATTCCGGTTGCAGGATAGCGTGCATTCACGATCGTGCCCGTGCCGTCCGTCACCGTATATTTGATCCAACCGCTCTCGACTTCATTCAGGCCGAAGCCTGTATAAGAGACGGCGGTCGCCCCCAGGCCATTATCGTCGAAGCCCAGCTTTCCGCTGGGATCGCCCTGGATCGTCAGGCTCTCGGTAAAGGGCGGCGTGCCGCCCGAGCGATCATATTGGATGATGCCATAGCCCTGGCCGGACAGATCGCCGCTAGCGCCCGAGACGTTGAACGCGATCCCGCCGCTTGGCGCGAAGTTCACCCAGCAGCTGAGCGGCCCGGAACTCATAGGCGGAGGAGGGGGTGAATAGGCGGTTGCGACCATCGCGATCCCGCTCACGACAGCCCTCCGCCGCTGACGATCCATTCATCGGTACCGACCTTCAGCAAGGTGCACAGTCCACGCGCCGCAAGCGTGCGGCTGCCCGTGGTGGATGTGCCCACCAGGCGCAGCGTCACGCCCGCGCCCTGCGTGATAATGATGTTCGAGGCGCTGTTGTTATAGACGGCGATCGTATCCCCGATCCCAAAAGCCGTGGTCGCATTTGGCGGCACGGTGATGCCGGCGTTGGTCGAAAGCCCCTGGCCCACATCGCCGAGCGCAATCTGATAGCTCGCACTCTTGGTGACGAGCGGGATCGCGCGATAACCGACCATGCGCGCGGTCCCGCCGCCGTCGATCACCGTCGATCCCGTGCCGAGATTGGTGACCGCCCCGGTCACGGCGCCGCCCGATTTGGGCAAAGGCGCGCTCGTCCCGGCCAGCCAGGTCGCGACTTGCGCCATCAAGGTGCGGATCGCGTCGTTGATGCCGCTCGCCGGGCAGCCTTCGCTGATGTTGATTCCGGCGATGTCTGAATTGTTCGCGGGCGTGACGTCCCAATCCGTCACGGCGGATTTGGCCATGCTCAGTCCTTTCATGTCGTGAAATTGTCAGGTTCGGTGGCCACTGCGCGCGTGCAGGGCGATCGGTCTCGCCGCCGCGCATGCCGGGCGAACGATCAGGAATATCTTCCGCGCAAGCGGTAAAGCCGTTTGAGTTTTGCGTTTTTGGGAATCAGGGTCTGCCCCCGCGCGGCGCTGATCTTCCGGGAGGGCGTCATCGTGGGATTACAGCGCGCCATAATCGACGGTCATATAGCCGTCCTGGATCGGGCCCAGCGCCCACGGGCGGAGGGCTGCTACCTCCTGCGCCATCACGCCGATGTGCGGAGTGTCGTCCCACAGGTAGCGATAATGATAGACACCCAGCCCGTCCTGAAGCGTTCCAAGCTTGCGAATGTCCCGCTTCGCCCGAACGTCGGATTTGAGCAAACTCGCGAAATTCGGGCTGCCGACGTAGCTGGACAGCGCCGACCCCGCGAGGCCGCTCAGCATCTGGCCGATATTTCCGCTCGTCGTCTCCGTGCTGTTGGTGCTCGTATTGCCATATTTGCCGGTCAGCCCGTTCACCAGGTTCGCGTAATTGTTGACCCCGGTATAGGGGATGGAGGCCGCTGCCTGCAGCGCGCTCATTGCCGGCGCCACGCCCGCATATTGCGCGTCGGCTAGCCCGCCGGTCAGCCCCAGCGCCTGCATGATCGACGCGACGCTGCCGTTGGCGGCGCCCAGCGCGGTCTGGTTGTCGGCATTGGTCTGGCTGCCGAGCGCCTGCGCGGCGGCAAGCTGTTGCTGCTGCGTCTGGTTGTAGAGGTTGCCCAGGCTGCTCGCCGCGTTCAGCGATCGGTCCTGCGCCGCATTATAGCCCGCGTCCGCTTGCGCGCCGATCTGCGTCATGCGGTTGAGCTCATTGTCGTAATCCTGGTAACGCAGCTTGTTCTCGGCATCGGCCAGATTGTGCGTCAGCACGTCCAGATAGGGGGTCGACAATCCCGCCCCCATTCCCGCCGCCGCGAAGCGCTGGTTGGCGGCCCTGGTCACCGCATCGTCCGATTGCTGCAGCATCGCGCCCAGATAGGGATTGCCGCTGTCCAGATATTTGCCGCCCAGCACGTCCCGGTAATAGCTCGCGCTACCCGGATTGGCGCTCTGGGCGGTCATGCCCTGCAACGCGCTGAGACCCGGGTTGCTGCCGCCTTGCGCCAGTGCCTTGAGCGCCGCGATCGACGGATCGTTCGCGCTGGCCTGTTGCAGGCTCTGATAGGTCGCGGCACCGGGCCCGCCACCATTGATGAGGTTGGCCGCCACATTCTGCGCGCCGCTGACGAAGCCGCTGCCGTTCGTGATCGAATTGGCCAGATTGTTGTACAGCCCATAAGCGCTGTGGCTCATCTGGTTCAGATCGGCCTGATTGTTGTCGAGAACCACCTGCGCGCTGGTCAGGCCCCGCGAGATATAGGGGGCATATTGGTCGAGCGGGGTCGAGCTCGTGCTGCTCTGCGTCTTGGTTTTGCTCGAAGAGAGTCCCATCGATCGTTTCCTTATTTGTGAGCTTGGCGGATGGCCGACAGCGGGCCGCTTCCGCGCCGGCAGGCGGATCGGATGCCTGAGCCGGCGATGCGAGAATGTGCTGGCCGAAGGGTTGCGCGGTGCCCGCGCGTCGATCTCCTTACGGATTTTTGCGGATGGCCAGCTGATGCGGTTCAAACCCGACAGGTCGCAGCGGGCGGACCCAGCCCGGCCGGCTTTCGCCCAGCCGCGCGTCCATCGCCTCTGCGAAAGCCGGCCGCCACCGCAAATAAGCGGTCCAATCGGCCATGCGTGTCTCCGCCGATCCTACGTGTCGGTGCGACGGTTTGACCGGCTCGGTCTTTGCCGCACCTGTCGCTACAATCGGGTCCGCAAAGCGATCAGCGGGACCGCAATCAGCGATCCCCCCAGGATCCACGGCCATTTACGCGACGGTGCGAGTGTTATTGCCGCGATCGCGCCCAGATCCAGCGCAATATAGGCGCCGATCAGGATAACGACACGGCTGACTCCTGCCGGATCTTCCAGCGTCGCTCCGGCGGCGGCGAGAGCAAGGATTGCGAACGCCATCATTCCGACCAGGCCGAGTGCGATCGAAGAGCGCATCATGATTGATACGGACAGCGTGATAAATGGTGAAATCTGCCTCTTTTCCAATCCCACTCCCTGCCGGCCTCCTTCCGGCCAGAATTCAGTCGCACCGAGCATAATAACCCTCTTTGATCTGCTTTTGTCCAGCTTTGGTATCGCCATAAGGCGGGCCCCGAAACGGGCTTCCCTCCCCCTTTTGCCGCGGCACCGGTCCGTCCCGTGAGCGCCTCCAGCGCCTCGGCCGCGCCGGCACCCCGAAGTAGGGTCTCCAGGGAAAGGCCAAGGGCGCGGCCCGTCGCCCCATAATTGCGATTTCCCGCAGGCTCGCCCAACCGACCTGCCCACTGTCCGCCAGGCGCGACATTGCCAATCGGTGTTTTCCTTAAGGTGAGGTTGCGGACGCAGCACGACGCACCCGCCGCGGCGTTCGGGCAGGGCAGGTTTGTGCAATGTGCGGTTAGTGCTTAGAGCATTTTACGCACCGCTAGCTGGTGCGGTTCGAACCCGACAGGCCGCAGCGCGCGGGCCCAGCCCGGCCGGCTTTCGACCACGATCCCCAGCGCCCCGATCGCGCGGCCCCAGGCTTCCACCCGCGGGATGATCAGGTCGCGCACGTCGCCTATGTCGCCGGCCGCGACCAGCCCGTGCACATCATAGGCACCGGTCGGATAATTGCGGATTTCGGTGACGGCGGCGGCATGATCGCTTCGCCAGAATTGCGCGTTGCCCGCCAGGATGCGCGCATCCAGCCATTCGAGCGTGTGCAACCGCCTATCCATCGCCGCCGCGAACACCGGCCGCCATTCGAGGTAGCCGGTCCAGTCGCTCATGTTTGTCCTCGCTCGATCAAGGCGGGCTTGCAGGCGGGAATATACTCCCGCCAGGTCTTTAGCTGGTTAGCTCTGCCAGGCAGCGGCTATCCTCGACCCTGGCACTGCGCACGAATTTCTCGAAGACCGCCATATCGTGGTGGAGGCGGTCTCGCTGGGTGACCATCCAGATCTTGTAAAAGATTGCCGGCTGGCTCGGCTTTCCGTCCCAAACCCCTGCATATCCCACAAGATTTACTCTCAAGCCGTAACGGTCATCCGGGCGCATGCAGAAGAAGGACGGCATACCCGAAACCCGTAAGCCGTTTCGCTTCATCGACTTGGCTCTGGAGGTTTTGCCACACTCGGCTTCCGTATAATCTTTGAGGCTATCATCGCCGGAATTCGCGTCCTGCCAGATGCCGATCCTGTTGATTTTCGGTCCCTCTGCCTTGCAATTGCGGAGGGCGTCTATGTCGAAAGAAATGCCGTGCGTGGCGTGCCAGGTCGGACTCGACGCAGAGCAAACGGTCCGGCCATTCGGAACGGTCACCCGCATGCATATTTCCGGGATATGGACGACGCGCGCGTCCGTCTGCATGCTGGTCAAAGCTATCAGACCGCTTGTCGCCAGTATCTTGCTGCGAGCGAGAAAACCGGCCGATCGCATTCCCCGTGCGCCCCTTCCGCAAACCGGCTGCGGCGACCATCGGGTCGAGTGCGGCCTGGATCAATATCGGCCAACATGATCCCCTTTTGTTCCGATGTCCAGTGGCGAACGGAGGATCAGCATCCCGAAGCGAACCAGAATGGCAGGCGCTTCCGGACACTGTCGATCGTCTTCCGCGATTTGGACATCCAGTCCGGATCGCCATGCGATTCTGTTTTCTGCGTATTGTACGGGCCGCGTTTGTCGATCGCGCCAGCGGCATGCTGATTATCTGCCGCCAGCCGCTGCAGGAAAAGATCGGCATCGCTGCCGACCCCGTCGATGCGCTTGCCCCATTGGCGGCCCCAATTTTGCCAGGCTGATGCCGGCGAGGAATAGGTGACACCGTCCACGCCGTTGGGGGTTGCGCCAAAGACGTTGTTTTGCGTCCGTGCCATGCGGCTTTGCCCCCAGCTGCCCTCATTGGCTGCCAGGCCGAGTGGTAAGGTGACATCGGCCCCGTGCGCCGCGGCAACATGTAAGGCGGGGACGTAGTTGGCCGCGAAGAACCGACTGAACTTCGGTCCCACGCAAACCGGTCGTGTGCTGTTGGCGAACATGCCGCCTTTGGCCGGGCGCATCCACGCGGTCTGCCGAAAGAGTTGGTTGGGATCCACGCCCACCGCACCGGCCAGCCTGGCATCGACAGGGGCGGTTCCGCCATTGCCCGGATCGCGCAGAAAGATGCTCATATGCCCTCCTCGAATGGCTTCAAACCACGGCGCCGGCGGCGTCCTTCCACACCCCGCTCGCATGCCGCCACACCGGCTTGCCCAGCGTCGTGTCGTAATACATCTGCCCGGTGACGGCCTTCACCGGCCGCTCGGCTGTAGTCCCGCATCCCGCCAGCCGTCGGATCAGCCCGTTGGCGGCATCGCGCGCCTTGCGGTTCCACTCCGCCTGGCTCGGCTCATTGTCCCTGATCAGCAGGCTCATGGCCGCCCTCCCGCCACCGCGTCCGCGTCATAGCCCTGCGCGTAGGTCCAGCCCGTCCCCGCCGGGACGCTGAGCGTGACCCGTGTCAGGTTCCAATTCTCGCGGCATCGGAACAGGCCGTTGGGTTGCGCCTGCGCATAGCGCGTTTCCGTCATCGCATCGCCCGGCCGGTTCGCTCCCGCCACCGCGACCGCCGCACCGGCCGCGTCTGTCAGCGGGCGGATGCTCCGGATCCGGCTGCGCGCGCCCGGCGCCAGCTCGCGCGCTGCGTCCGCGATCGTCGCCGCCATGTTCGGGCCGGACAGCGTCCCCAGCCGGTGCGCGCCGTCGAACAGCATCGCGCTCGGCACGCCGCCGCGCAGCGCGGCCCCGTCCAGCACCAGCCCGCTTGTGTCGATCGAGGCGTAGATCGCATCCACATCCTCCACGCTCGATGCCAGCGACAGCGCCGGAAACAGCGTTTCGCTGGACAGCGCCGCCGTCGTCCACCGCCCTTCGGCATAATTGTAGAGGAAGACGCTGGTCGCGGGGTCCGCCGACGGCACCGCGACCATGTAGAGCGCGCGCGTCGGGTCCACCACCGCGCTCATCGCGCCATAATAACCGCGGTCGATCAGCGATCGGAACGTGCGGTCGACCTTCTCGTCGCCGATCGCCTGCACGCTCGTGCCGTCGCACGTCATGAACCCGCGGTTCGACCAGAAGAAGCTTAGCTTGCCCCAGCTGGCCAGGCTCTTGGGTGCGGCGCATCCGGCGTCGGTGACGATCTCGTCGAACTGCCAGACCGTGTCGTCGGCGGTGTAGGTCATGCGCAGGATCCGGTCTTCCTGGAACACCAGTCCATATTCGCCGCCGACGATGCCGGTGACGTCGCCGCCGCCGGGCATGTCATATTGGCCGGCCTGCGACGCGCCGCCCGGCGTCCAGTTTGCGGAATTGCCATTGTCGGACCAGGCGACGCGCAGCCCGCTGCCCCCGGCATAGCCCGCCACCACAAAGCCGCGCACCACGCCCAGAAAGCGCGCGGTCGGCGGGCTCCCGCCCAGATTGGTCATCGCGCCGGGGGAGGCAGGGTCGAACCGCTTGATCTGGTCGGTGCCGTTCGTCGCCAGCATGTAGGCGCCATAGGGGCAGAAACGCACGCCCAGGTCGCGCGTCCCCGCCATCCCGCTCGCGACGCTGGCATAGCCCGCGCTCGAATAGGTGTAGATGTTGGTCGCCGTCGCCGCGAACAGATAGGGCGTATCGGCATGGCGATATCCGCCTGCGCCGATACAGCGCGCCGCCAGCGTCCCGTTCTTCATCGGCGCAAAGCCCGCGATCGGCGCATAGCCGCCCGCGATCGCGACCACCCCGTCGGCCTGGCTCAGGCCCTGGCTCGCAAAGGCCGGTTGGTCGGGCAGCCAATCCCCGAACAGGATGCGCGTCATGGCGTCACCGATTGGGTGAGCGTGCCCTTCAGCCGCATGTTGCCGGACGCGTCGATCGACGCGACATTCACCCCGCCGATCGCGAAATAATATTTGTTCGCCGTGCGGTCGTAGCTGATCGTGTCGCCGCTATCGAACGTGATCGTCGGCTTGGCGGAGATGATCTGCGCGAAGAAATTGGCGTCGCCGATCTGGACGAAATTGCCCGCATTGACCGATCCCGGCACGGTGATGCCGGTCGCATTGACGTCCAGCTTCGATCCGCCGCCGATATTGAAGCCGTACGTGTTGGTAGAGCGATTGAAAGCGATCGTATCGCCCGCATCGAACGCGAGATAGGGTAGGCCGCCCGCGGACGTCAGATAGAAATTGGTGTCGCTGTTCGGCGCTATATAGCCGGCCGCGATCAGATTGCCGCTCCCATCGAGCGTGGCCCTGCTCGTGCCGCCCACCGTCCAGATGAAGGTGTTGCC